TCCACCGCCGCCACCACCAATGGTAGCCCCTGAAATACTCGAATTGCCGTCAGCCACTAATAATGCTTTGTTGGCTGATATACGAAAAGGAATAACATTAAAATCGCAAACAAAGGAAAACAAATTAGTGCCTGATAAACAGGACATTTTTGCTGAAATTCGTAAAGGAAAAACATTAAAAAAAATAGATACTAACGTAGCAAAAAAAATTATCGCTGCTCCTAATATAGGATTACAGGCTCTAAGCAATGCTATACCCACTAAAGAAGAGGTAAACGACTACAAGAAACAAACAGAAATAGAAAATGACATAGGAGTATTAAAACTAAAAATGTCAAAAAGTAATGATCCCGAGGAAATCAAGGCTTACCAGTTACGGATATCTGACCGTAAAAAAGATTTAACACGTTTTGACAGTTTATCGAGTAGACGTAGAGCTCTAGTGCTGTCTTCTGCTTCAGAAGCAGAGGATACTAATGACGACTGGATTGATGAATCCCATGCTTAATAAGCGGGACCAGTGAACAGAGGACAGTCAGGTGCGAATTCCTTAATTTTGAACACTAGACTGACTTCAAGAAGGATCTCCTCCTCCTCGGCAGAGTCGGTTCCGACGTACACCAGGGGCTTGTAGAAGTTTTCCCAGATCACCTTCTCGATGAACTCTTCGAAAGAGTTGGTGTACTCTTGATGAAGGTTCAATAGCGGACAACCACCGCCCTTCTTGGCCAGACTAATTCTGTATTCGTTGTCGCTGCCAACCCAGCTGGGCTCGACGATACGGATGACTTCATGCGGTACATAGTCGGGATCGCAACGCAGAGCGTGTTGAGCCAAAAACTTGTAGCACCTGTTGGGTTTGGTAGGGCGCATATTGACTGTCAGGAAAACATCCATAATTTCTTGGTCATTGACAATGGGGAAGCTGTCCTCTGCGAAACGAGTCCAAGTCTCCCTGAGGAACTCTTTACCGGACCAGTTGACGATCAGTTTCATGGTATCAGGTTTAATTGTGCGCAGTTCTTTGAAGAGAGTAAGTTTCTGGTTCTTGCCTGGTCCCATGAAAGGATCCTCGGCGACCAAATACTTGTCGAGAGGGTCGTAGATGCGCGTCTCGATTTCATTTTCTGTCATCTGCTTCTTGCGCTTGGCGTTCTTGATTACGGAACCAAGATTTTTGTAGTACTTGTTGTCATAGACATAAGTACGCCCCTGATGGGGGTTCACAGAGTACCGGTTGTACATATGGGATATTTGATTTTTCACAATCAAGAACGATAGGTAAAAAATACTTATTTGTTAAACGTATATAAACCGTCGACGCCCATTTGTGTCACAATTTACTGCCACAATGTACGTAATTAAAAAGAATGGACAACATGAGCTGTTGCAAAGCGAGAAAATGCATAATCGCCTAATAAAACTATGTTTCGGATTGCATCATGTGAACGTCGATTTAATTATTGACCAAGTCACAAATACTATAATAGAAGGCATTACCACTAAGCAATTGGACGACGAGATGGCCGAATGCGCGGCCGAGATGTCACGCGACCATCCGCAATACACCAAATTAGCGGCAAGGATTAAAATGGCCATACTGCATAACGAAACTAGTGCAGACTATTCGTCAGTGATCAAACAATTAAACGAAGCCAACTGTTTGAATACTGCATTCTATGATAGTGCCATCAAACACGCAAACAGAATTAATGCAGCGATACAACATGAGCGCGACTACGAGTACGACTACTTTAGTTTTCGCACTATGGAAAAATCTTATTTGCTGAGGGTAAACAACAAAATTGTCGAAAGACCACAGCACATGTTGATGCGTGTCGCTCTATGCATTCATGGAGACGACATCGATGCCGCCATTGAAAGCTACGAGTTGATGGCAGAGAAAAAGTTTACACACGCCAGCCCTACACTATTTTCGGCAGGAACGCGACATCAGCAATTGTCGTCTTGTTATTTGGTCGCTATGATGGACGACAGCATCGATGGCATATTCAATACCCTGCACAAGTGTGCCATGATATCAAAATACGGAGGCGGTCTAGGCATGCATATACATAACGTGCGCGGAAACGGCAGCGTGATCGAAGGCACACAAGGTGTATCCAATGGAATAGTGCCAATGCTAAAAGTGTTTAACGCCATGACAAAGTACGTTGATCAAGGCGGCAACAAACGTAAAGGTGCATTGGCTGCCTATCTCGAGCCTTGGCACTGCGACATGCTAGATTTTATAGATTTACGCAAGAATACTGGCAAAGAAGAGTTTAGAGCACGGGACCTATTCTATGCGTTATGGGTACCTGACTTGTTTATGCAAAGAGTTGAACAAGACGGCGTTTGGTCGTTGATGGATCCGTCAATATGTGTCGGTCTGTCGGATTGTTACGGTGAAACTTTCAATAATCTGTATACGAGTTATGAAGAGCGTCAAATGTTTGTGAAGCAAATGAAAGCTAAAGATGTATTCAACGCCATTTTGATGGCACAAATAGAATCGGGCACACCGTACATGTTGTACAAAGACGCATGCAACGAAAAATCTAACCACAAACATTTGGGTGTAATCAAATCGAGCAACTTGTGCACGGAGATTGTGCAATACAGCGACGCAAACGAAACGGCCGTCTGCAACTTGGCCTCTATAGCGGTAAACAATCTAGTCAAAGATGGCAAATTTGATTTCGACGAATTAAAACGTGTAACAAGGGTCGTCACGCGCAACCTAAACAACATAATAGACATTAATTTCTATCCTACACCGTGCACCAAAACGTCTAATATGCGCCACCGGCCCATCGGTATCGGAATACAGGGTCTCGCGGACGCATTTGTCATGTTGCGTTATCCGTACGCAAGCAACGAGGCCAAGATGTTGAACAAGCAAATCTTTGAAACCATCTATTATGGTGCTCTAGAGATGAGCGTAGAGTTGGCGCAACGTGATGGCACCTACGCAAGTTATGACGGCAGTCCGGTTAGCAAAGGAGTACTACAATTCGACATGTGGAACGTGACACCCAGCGATTTATGGGATTGGAACATTTTGAGGGAGAGCATCAAGATGTATGGTGTACGCAACTCTTTGCTCGTCGCACCAATGCCGACGGCATCCACCGCTCAGATCTTGGGCAACAACGAGTCTTTTGAACCGTTTACATCAAACATCTATTCACGCAAAGTGCTATCGGGAGAGTTTACAGTAGTGAATCGTCATCTTGTAGACGATCTGCAGCGTCTAAACTTATGGAACAAAAAAGTTACCAACAAAATATTGTTAGACGAGGGCAGCGTTCAAAATGTTAAAGGATTACCTAATGCGATCAAACAACTATACAAAACGGTGTGGGAGATCGACAACAAGGATATCGTCGAAATGGCAGCGGACAGGGCACCATACATTGACCAGAGTCAATCAATGTCAATATTTTTAAACCAGATTCCTGATCGTACGCGTCTTGCCGCTATACATATGGATACATGGAAACGAGGACTCAAGACGGGCATGTACTATTTACGTACAAAACCTGCAGCGCTTACTATGCAATACACGTGTGACAGCGACAGCGATGATGACGATACGACTCCTGCTAAGCGACAATGTTTTGATCAATGTATTAGTTGTAGTGGCTAGTTATAAGATGACAATACCATGGAAATAAATATAATTATTAAACCTACTACTGTGCCTGTTTTCATTGATCGTCATGAAACATCGCTAGGTTTGCGTCACGGCAAAGTGCCGTTGGGTATAATTCTTACGGACGATACAAGTATTAGAGTACGTCTTGATAACACAGACAAAGTTCAGGCAGAAAATATTGTGTCCATTAGATTATTGAATAACAATTCTGTAACAGAACGCAACCATCAAATAGTGAATAATGTGAATATTCCGTTAACATTCAATCATGTGTCTGTTCCTTTTATTGATAGACCTTTAAATGATAGGGAAACTCAAGTTAACGTCATAATAGACAGTGAATACTACATGTTGCCTACTTTTGTGTATGGCACTACAAATTTTGAACATTTTAAACAAAGTTGGTCGACCAGTCGTTTGCCGTTTGCGTATTTAGACTTGAATCAAATCGCATTTCTCGTGCCCGTTATAGATATTGACATGGTGATGGGTTTGGATATAGACATGACATACAAATATTTTAATGATATCATATCAACCTATGACAAGTATGTGGGTCTGTCGTACAATGCAAATATAGCATACAACAAAAATTTTCGTCGTCAATATTTTGTAAAATGTGACATCAACGGAGCAGGTATAGCATACTACGGACCATTGCATATCGGCATTAGTTCACCGTCAATAGCTCGAGCGCTTGACATCACGCACACCAATTGGCTGATGTTGCACGAAATTGGCCATTCGTACGATTTTTCGTTTGTTTCAAATTATCCTTCAATGAATGAAGTATGGAACAATATTTTGGCTGATCGCATGCAATACCATTGGATGACAGATGAACGACGACAACTCGACGCCAGCGTATACGAGAACGGCAATCGTGTTCGTGTCGAACAAAATATCGCTAATCTCATTGCTAACAGAACGCCATTTGAATTGTATAGCCATTTTCGAAAACTAGTGGTCATGACGTGGATGATGAATACTTGTGACGGTATGACAATGTTTCAAGACATCAATAGGAGTTTTCGTCGTATCAAAACTTTAAATCGTGACCATTATCCACCTTTAATTGACTGGTTTGTGTTGTTGGCTCAACAATTCGATTTTATTCCTTATTTCCGACTCGTCAACGCCGACATCATTTCACGTCAAGTCATGTCGTTCGACAAGATAGTGGATATGCGCACCTACCAAAATATTTTGAGCAAACAAAATAGCGTAGTGTATCCGATTGCTCAACTCATAACAAATCACGAGTTGAAAACTGAAAGCAACTACACGCTCATGACGCCGTTGCAATTAGAAAAATTAGGCGTTACTCGCACAATTCGCATAGTGTGTGACATAGACGACGCGTCTCAGATCGAAGGTGAAACATTACGCGTATTCGATGGTAAACGTCTTGTATCAACAAATATTATAACAGACGGTGCGGTCGATATGGTATTGAGTTTAGGTGTGTACACGCTAGATGCGCCTCGCGGTAAAGATAAACGTTATCGTCTTGCTGTCGCTAATGCCTACGAAGAAGATAGTTTATATATTATTGTTAGAGAGTCGACA